GTATAAACCTTGTTGAACCTGTCAACTAATGAGTTTGTTTGAATAACACCAGACCTTTGTATAGTATCAGTGTCAATTACCTTTAACATGTCTCCGCCTTCATTACGAATAATAACGTCTGTAGAAAACAAACGTCTTAGAGTGGAAAACAGGTTATTTTGTCTTTGTTGTTCTGCCATTTTATTTTAGATTAACCATGTTAGATCTTGCGCTTCTTCGCCTTGAGGAGTCGATATATTCATACTCCAAGGGTTTTGATTATATATATTTTTTGCATTATAAGCAATACTATTATCTTGTGTTTTAGTGAAACTATTTAGTGCCGCGTAAGTCAAGTTCTCTGCATTTTTACGGTATCTTAAACTAGTTTCTCTTAAGTACATACCAATAGCAAAACTCATAACTAGATCATCATTGTAACTCTGCATCGCTTGCGCTTTGCCATTTTTCCAAATAAAGACTCTCAGCTCTTCAAGTAGCCTGATTGATCTAACAGTTGCTACTCTATTCTCTAAGAAGTCTCTCATCTTTTCTATAACCAAAGGTCTAGTCTGTTGGGTTGTTAAGAAGCCAGGGACTAAACCTGTTTGAGTGTTAAACTTGTCCACATACTTCATAAAGTCCATATTCTGGTCTTGTTTGTAGCTATAGTGGACATTTGTATAACCTCTTTCTAATATAGACTGAATTACGTCCCAGCCAATGTTTGCATTTTCAACCACTAGCAGAGCCGTGTTATATTCTGAAGCGATACTAAGTAGTATGTTTGCATACTCTCTTGTATCAACTTGTGATTTATATTCAGCAACCTGTGTTACAGTCTCAACGTCTATAACGTGAAATGCAGAATAGTCGTTACCATCACCACGAGCCACGTCAGCTATAACTGCATAATACTTCATAGGATCAGGATATTCCCATATCCATAAAGCTTTGTCAAGACCTCTTCTTTCAATTGGGTCAATCAACATATTCTCTTCGTACCAACTCAGTATCTCTGGCTCAATTACAGTATTACCAGAAGTAGCAAAGTCACAATCACACTCTTGAGCAGCATTTCGTTTACCTAATGTCCTGTCTTGTTCATCACGCCATACTTGATCACGTTCTGGGTGTACTGTCCAAGGAAGTGATATTGGTAAAAACTTGTTCTGCTGTTCTTGAGCAGAGACATATGTTTTATGAAACCAGTTACCTACACCATTAGGAGTAGATAATGCTATACAACCACCACCTGTTGCAAGTGTTTGTTGAGCCGCCGTGAATATCGTTTCAATATTATCGATAAACGCAGCCTCATCTATAACCAACAAAGACACAGCTTCAGAACGTCCAGAGTCACCAGCTGCAGAGACAGCTTTTATCTGTGACCCATTGGCTAGTTTTAAGCTAAGCCTATTGTCTTCTGACGTTCCTATCTTTAACCAAGTTGGTAAGTTCTGGTAGGCGAACCTTACCTTTGTTACCATGTTCTTGGCAGTGTCTTGCTTAGTTGCAATATAAGAACGTTCTTATCTTTCTGAAACAACATCATCCACAATGAATAAGCAGATACTAGAGTAGATATACCTAGCTGTCTCGACTTATTGATTATAGAATAATCATGTTTCTGAAACAATTTTAAAACCTTCTCTTGAAAAGGATAAAGATCAAAGAACTGTCTACCTTTTAAAGGGTGCTGGATCATATAGTACTTCTTCATGAAGTAAACAGGATCCGTTGCACATTTGACAAACTCTTCTTTTATCCTATCTTTTATGCTCTGTTGTTCAGACATATCTTATTTTATGAGTATACCAGCTGCTAAGCCAGCAACTCCGATTATAACCTTTTCAAACTTACCGACTTTCAGTTTCCAGTTTTGCTTACTCACCTCTTTCTTCAAACCATCAATTTGTATTTGATAGTTTTTACCTTGCTCGACTCTTTCTAGATCGATCTTGATATAGTTGTCTTCTTTTTTACGAAGGTCAACAATGATCTGATCTTTATTCTTAACTAGTGTATCAAGAGTTAAAATAGTACTATCTTGAAACTTGATTGCTTCTTTAGCAATCCCTAGTTGTTTTACATCTACAACAACTTGCTTAGACACTTCTAATGGAAGGTGAGTTGTATCTTCACTTAGAGATGCAAATTGTACAGGGTACTGCATCATAAAGAAGCTGTCTACTTGTGTTGGTGTATAAGCTAAAGCTTTTTCTGCATCTTTTAGATCGTCTTTCAACTGCCATACTTTATCTTTAAGGCCGTCAACACGATCAGTTAAATGCGTGTTAGTCTCTTCAAGAAGCTGTATACCAACTTCTAGACTATCGTTTTCTACTTTGATAGAATTGATTCTATTCTCTAGAGAGTCTATTTTAAGTTCATAAGGTCTAGTATCGAACTTAGGTGAACATCCTTTTTGAACGAATATCCACCACAGTGCTATAATAGTAATGGCTATTAAGCCTATCTTAGTCCATTGGTTCTTCATCTGTATCAGTTTCAGGTGTTTCAATTTGTTGAATCTGCTGTTTCAATAGCTTAAGTTGCTCTGGCATATTTCCTACTTCTTTCTTGTAGGCTTGCACGTCTTTAAGTTTCAAAGAGCCGTCTGGTGATTTTACAGCATGTTTTGCTAACACTGCTTTTACTTTCTTTTGTAAGTCAGCGTATTGAGCCTTCTTCTTGTAAAGGTCTCTAAAATCCTTGTCGGTCTTCTTAAGGTCCGCCTTGGATGGTCCAGTCTCATCGTCTCCAACATCTTCACGGATCTTGGAAATAATAGTGAGATTGTTCTCGGTTAAATATTTTTCTAAGTTAAATGTCATATCTGCCCATTTACTTATAAATATTTATCATTCAACTAAATCTTGCTCGGTCTTAACTGCCGCACGTCTAAATGGTCTAGATAATTCTAGCCACCTATCATAACTATATTTTATACCAAAAATAAAGTATTCGTCTGACTTTGCTTCTGACTTGGGATATTCTACCGCCGGGCCTTTTGTAGAGTGGGGTTTGATCACCCCATTATCATCTTCGTATAGGTGAAATACTATCCCTTCGATAGTTCTTATAGTGCGGTATAGACTGTCTTTTCTTGCCATAATAAGTGTTTATGGCTAAATATACAAAAAAAAGTTGAAAGAAAAAAATTTATTTTGCCTTATAATCACACATGATGTGAGTAGGGTAAATACCGCCTTGTTTATTTCTGATGTTTACTTTAAAGAAGTACTTATCAGATTCAAAAACAACGTCTATTCTTTTACCTTTACCGTCTATTCCTCCATAGTAAACAGTAGGAGTTGATGTGACAGTCGATGCTTTTTTATTATACTTTTCATCTATTTTAAAGAATAGATCAGCGCCTTTACCGGCTTGTGCATAGTAATATCCAGATCCAATTCCTGAACTAACTAGGTTTTGTAACTTAGCAATATCTGCTGATATTTTCTTAGGAGTAAATTTACCAGGCTTTCCTTTAGCGTAAGCATTGAATACTTCACAGAAGGTTTTATTATCTATACCTAATGTCTTTAATAATGCTTTACCGTTTGCGTTCTTAATTTCACCAGATTTAATCTCATCTGGAGAAAGCACTTTTGTTATTCCTGAATTAAAGAATGTGAGAGTTCCACCGAATTTAGCTGATATATAATAAGGTTTGTTTCCTTTTATAACAGTAATATCAGTTAGTGTTGCTGCAGATGAATCATTAGAGAATGATACTTCAGGTCCTGCTGCAGAGAATTTTAATGGCCTAGGTTGATTTTTACTAGCATCTACTTTAACAGTAAAATTACCTTTTTTTAAACCAAGCTCTCTTGCCATCTCTGCTACTAAAACTGGGTGGTTGAATGTATCTGCATTTTGTTTTGTAAGCCCTTCTTTAGATAAATTTTCAAGATCTCCAGCCAAAGAGCCTTCAAAACCAAGCCCTTTAGATTTTACACCACGCCCTCCTCTTGAACCTTCACCAAATTTAATAGTAAGACCATTCCATTTTATCTTTCCTTCTTTGCTAATGTCTTGACCAGTCAATTTCTTTATAGCATCAATTACCTTTTTATCTGTCTGAACCTTTCTTGTAATATTAACAAAATTAGGTTTAGTAGGGTCTAATGATATTGGGTCTTCAATAGTTGTTAGTGGTTTTACAGCCTTATATAGTTGTTTAATACTAGGGTCTTTTATCTCTTTTTCAGACTTAGGAAAGTCAGTAAATGCTTCAGCTCTAAGTATACTTTCTAATATAGTAGCTTCAGTCAACTCTTCTTCTTCACCAGCTGCTGGTTTTTCTGATGGAGGAGTTGGTCCTGCTTCTTCGTCTGGCCCTCCTGCCGGAGCTTGTTCGGCACCTTCTGGCCCTTTTGTTTTCAAAGGATTCCCATATCTCAACAGTCTAGAAATAGCAACCATGCACCTTTCTTTCTCACCAATTGCCATCAAATAGTATCTTTTGCCTTCTACAGTTGCTTCATAAGCTTTGCCCATGAACTGTAAAAAGAACACTTGACCATTATGAAGAACGATCTTGAATGTTGTAGGCTTAGGAGCCACTACATAGATGCCAGTAATATACTCTTCAAATGAAGGAGTCATCAAGTACTCTAGGGTCTTCTTGAGACCAGCATACTTTCTTAATATAAACTGCATTGGATCATCCTCAAACGTAGAAGTTTCAGGTTCCATTCTATCCAACTCTTGTAAGAGTATACTTCTTAATATGTCATGATTACTCACAGACATAGTTTATTTTCTCTTCTTTTTACCTTTAACTGCTTCCATTAGACCTTGAAGTGACATTTCTGCATCTTCTTCATCTCCTGCAGGCAATTCTTCTGTACCATCTGGAAGTTCATCAAAATCATGTTCTCCATTACTATATTCATGGTAGTTTTTAGATGCTTGATTAATATAATTCTCAGCATTTGTAATATGATCTTGGATCCAAGCCGGGATGTCTTTCTCGTCATCACCTAACTTGCCTTTTAATTCCATAGCACTTCTTATAATAGACTCTAAACTATTATGCGCCATAGATACTTCATGGTCTTCGCCTTCTTTCTTTACATCTTTTTTAGCACGAAGAGCTGCAAAGTCAGCTGCAGTAATTTTACCTTTAGGCTCAGCTACATCTAGCTTCTTTTGTCCACCTTTAAGCTCTTCATCTATCTCTTTCATGAGGAGCGCTTTGAAAAATGAAATGCTGTTCATATTATTTTTTCTTTTTCTTTGATTTACTTGCTCGTTTCCACAACTTAGCGTCTACTTTTCTTGCGCCTCCTTTACCGGTTACAAATGAATTTACTCGGCCCATTGCCCATTGATGTTGACCAACACCAGGGCGGTGACCTGTCTTCCAAGCAGCTAGACCTTTTGCGTATACACTTTTCAGTATTGACTTAGATATACCAGTAGACTTAGCCTTGTTTGCAAGCGCCTTTTCTACTTCAGCATCATATTCACGAAGTAGTATCTGTTTTAATATGTCTAGACCGTTGATCATTTTTTCTTCTTTTTTTTATCGAGTTTACGTTTAACTATTTCACGAGTCCTGTCCATCTTTCTAGCATAAGCAGGTTCATCTTTACGATTAAAGTTAGCTTGTTGGTTTAATGAGCCAGTAATTTTACTCATATTACCTTTTCTGGTTCTAATCAACCAATTAGCTAGCTTTTCTGCTGACAACTTTTTGAACTTACCTTTAGCATCTGGTGCATTAGAGTGGTGAAACTTCAGTCTCTCTTCAAACAATTGATGTAGTAGTTCATGTAACTTCATAGCTTACAGTTTACCTTGATTCATTAGTCTATATGTTTTAGCTCTGAGCTTCTTTACAGAATCTCTCATTACTAAATATTCAGGGTTGTCTTTTCCTCTGTCTAAAAATTTAACTAGATCATCAAGCCTTTTGTATAGTTCTTCTGGCTTTACTTTGTAAGTAACATCCCAACTAACTCTTCCTGTCTCAGGGTCTTTTCCTACCATTGTAGTTTCTGGCTCAGGGATTGATCCATTAGATTCATTCTTCTTACCGAACCTTTTCTCATAAGCAGAAGTAGCGGCGCTTTTCTTAGTCTTATACTTCTTTGTTTTGCCTTTATCTGAATAGTCAGCATCCCATTTATCATAAGCAGATGGGTCATCACTCTTCAGCTTCTTAACTCGATCGATCTCTTTTTTCATTGCCGCTGCATCTTTTGTCAAGTAAGCAGGGTTGATTTTCTTTTTCTTCTTCTTGGCTTCACTTACTCTAACACAGTTAGGAACCATTCTGTCTCCTTTCTTTTTCATGCCTTGTTGTTGGTATCCATCCCAACAAGCTTCTTGAAGTATTTCTGTTAATATGTTAGTAAGTTTTATCACAGTTTAGTTATTTTAACTTTTAATGGCCCAGTCCCTTTAATAGCACGGTGCCACGTGTACCTAGGAATAAATATCGGCTTGTCGATTAAAGTAGGGAGTTCATTATCTAGTTGAAACTTCCAGTCACTAGGCTCCACTGATTCAATAATGCGATCTTCTTGATCACGGTGCCACATTAATTCAACTGGGTCAATAGACTCATCGAATGTTCTGACAACAATATTACTTTCTTTTTTTATTTCCTGGTACGGTCTCATTGATATCATAATAGAAACAATCAGTGTCTTCACTTACCCATCTGTCAGAAACAGATTCTACATTGAGTAGTTCAGTGTCCACTTTGATTAATTTAGTGTCTACAGGAAAGTCTTTAGTGATCCAGTTAGAATCCTTCCAGAATATCCTGTTGTTAGGCTGGCAAAGTAAATAACCATCATCGGCAGCTAATACATGACCACATTTGTAGTCAGAAGGCTCATTAGAATATGGGTTATTCTGCCAGTCAACAGTAAACATATAAGTAGCCCAACTAAAAGTCTTGTCACGAAGTAGCACTTTACACCTCTTGTCTTTCAAGAAGTCGAACTTGGTAACAGTGGCATCAGGCCCAAAACAATCCCAGAGCTGTTTGTAATGGTATGGTATGTCTTGTTTTGGCTCTTGAATATACACCTCAGATATAGGAACACGAGACCTTAACATGCCATAATCAGTCATGATATGGAACGTCAATATCTTAGACTCAACAGACTGTATTCCAAAAGCATAGCACTTATGAAATATGCTATCATCTTTATAATTCTTTGTAAAATACGACTGCTTAACAAGACATTTAAATGCTTCTATATTATAATTCAACATTTTATTTTATCTCTGCATATCCTGAACCATATGGAGCTGCCTTTCCTGATTGTGGATTAGCTGTTTCTTTTACTTTATTTAAACTTTTTGTTTTTTCTTTAGATGCCTCTTTCTTACTTTCTATATAGTCTAAAGCTTTCTTTAATCTGCTTTTAACTTCAGAGTTTTTAGCATTATTATAAGCAGCTCTGACTCTTTGGTGAATCAGGTTTATAATCTGAGATTGTCTAGCATGTGGCTTAGACTTGAATGTACTTTTAGAAAGCGTGTCTCTTATATCTTGGGCCGTTTTAAACTTTACACGAACAGTGTCTTTAGGGTTTTCGTCGGTATACAAACGTCTATCAGATCCTTTTGGCTTTTTTCCTGTTCCAGTTTTAGGATCAACTTCAGTTATATCAGGGTCGTTAGTCCAGGTATCTGACGCTTTATACCTAACCTTCTTTACCATATTTGCTCGATATGGTGGGTACATTTCATTTAATATATCAAGTAGTTTGATCATCTATTACCAGAATCCTGAATAATTACTTTTAAGTCCTATTAGTTTTGCGTATCTTGGTAGGCGACAAGACCAGTAGTTAGCACTAGTTTTATCTTTTGTTTGAGCGCATTTATGTCTAGCTGCAAAACTCTTTCTTGCTTTTGGGTTATTGATTTTAGCAGACAGGCCAGTAGTATCACCAAAAGATATTTTTTTAATACCTCCGTCTGGTTTACGTACATAAACAT